GTTTCGGGTTCGCTATTCACAAACGTCGCCGGTTCGATATCGAGATCAAAATGATTGTGATTCACGGCAATGGATAAGGCCATCGCGGCATTTCGAACCAGGACCTGATAATCGGGTTCCTTGAGCGGCACCGCTACCGTGATTTTACAATTCAAATCGACGGACAGTGATCCGTCCATCGGTTGACGATCATTAACATTCCAGTCAATCACCGAAAAATACGCGGCAGGTGTCACCAGCTCGGTGGCAATCTCGGGATAGGCATCGACAGCGTTCAACCATTTGAGATGCGTTTGCATCCATTGGACGACCGCCTCATGGTAATCGGTTAAGGTATAACGAGTGTCCACATTAACCCCGTTTTGACCATGTTTTATCGACATTCATCTTTTTGTTCACCAGATTATTCAGGGCACTCTCAAAGTGTTTTAAATAAATCCCGTCGACATCAATGTCATCAATTTCTCGAAAAATATGTTCAGAGATTTTGATTTTCGGGTTGGCCACCGGATAGGCGCGGTTTGTCACCCGGGTAAAAATGTCGCGTTTGCCGGTAAATCGCGGAGTGATAAATCCCTCGCGAAAGGTCATGGTTTTAAGGCCATGCGCTGCCGGAATAAACTGCGCACCGCGTCGGGCTTTTTTGGAACCGAGAATTTTCCGTTTGCCCTTCAAATAACGAATCGGCACGTCATCCAGACCGATCCAGATACGCATCTCGCTTTTGATGCCGTTATTTTTCGGGCGATTGACCCGCATGCGTTTTTTGATGAGTTTCTGACTGGTGGCACCGAGCTCATCGGCCAGAATCTTTTTCGTTTGCTTGGAAAACGTGACAGATGTTCGCGTTAATGCCTGATAATAGGCACGCTCCATCTGGTTAAATGTGGCACCAGCGATTTTCTGCATGGCCTCGAGTTCCTCGAGATCAATAAGAAATAGACCGCCGAATTTTGTTTCCACTGTCATCTCCTAGCACGCCGAGCACCAGTTTCAACATGCCGGCACTGTCACGCTGCGGGGGTCGGATCACCTGAAATTTTTGTTTGCCCGTCTTCATGTTGATCTCGACCCGGTCGCGTGTTTTGGTTTGTCGGGTGTGTTCATCCTCGAGAATAAACAACTCGGGGTCGGTATCCGCAACCCAGCCACCATCAGCCATGGCACTCAGTGACGCCGGGTTGTCGAAAATGCCGAGCGTCGTACTACTGCCGACATCGTGATCGATTCTGACAGGGACACCGAATGCCTTGATCAGTCCGATATCGACCTCGCGGATCATTTCATCAAAAACAAACATCAGACGGATTTCACGACACCGGTCAGCTGGACGTTGGCGGTGGCACCAGCGGCATCGGCGGCATCCAGAAAAAATCCGATCAGGACATTCGTGGCCTTGACGTTCGTCACCGCATTATCGGCAGCGACCCAATAAGCTGCCTCGAACTGTTTGACGGCAATCGTCGCCTTTTTGGCCAGAATAAACCCGCCCTGATACAAGGCAGCAAACACCTCGCCGGTTTTCGCATCGGATTTGGGCACCAAAAAGACACCCTCAATCAACACTGGCACGCCGGATGTGACCGGTGCAGTGGCAATCGCTGTCACCGATGCGCCCATTTCAATAAAATTTTTCATGTTAGACCCTTATTTCTGAAATTGACTGACCTGCCATGTGGTTATTTAGGCAGATTTCGAACCATTGTGTGATAACTCAATGGGCTGACACCTGCATCCAGTCGAACCTTGAACACGGTGCCATCGACGTTCCAGCCTTGCTGTTGATCCATAAATGGCGAACTGTTGCCGTCCAGATAAGCGACCTCAATCGTGTCAAAGGCGGTGGATGCCAACAGATAGAATGGCACCTTGTTATTGAGCACGGCTTTATCGAGTCGTGCATCTGCGACCACGGTTGCCATTCCCTGAACGGGGTTCGGTGCGCCGGGCACCAGACCGGCAGGGTCATACATGGAATTCATCAGCACATCGGCCTGCGCTTTCAATGCTCTGGGCACCACCAGATAACCGGGTTCGATATTCAACACGCCACCGTTGACATCCTCCTGAATCGCCATCAGGGTCGCCGCTTTTTCCAGACTGGCCACATCGAGATTCGCTTCGCTCTGGACGTTTTTATGCTTGGCATCAAATAACGCCACACCGTCCGCCATATTCGGATTCCCTGTGAGAATCGCGAACACCAGATCGCCGACCGTGCGAGCCGCTGCCCGACCCATTTTCGAGGGGACACTGGTGAACATGCCCAGATCATCATTAATGACACATTGACGGGTAATGGAAAACATTTTGCCATAGGTGGCGAGTTGAATCGGTTCGCCATTGGCGACCAGTGTGCCATAACGGTATTCAACCCCCTCGGGCACTTTATCCAGCGTCGGGAATAAACCGAGTCCGACCCGTGATCCGGCTTTAAAATCCGGTAACGTGCCGGCAGTGGTGAACTGGCTAAAGGTTTCGTTTGCCGCCTCGTAACCTTTTAACATTGCCTTGTTTGCTGTATCGGCCAGTGCCATCCCGAAATCGCCGGTGGTGTGGGTAAATGCCGCTGCGACCATTTGCATGCGATCCATGCCATAGGCAGACACACCGGCCTCGACCAGACTTTGACGGGCGCATTCGATCAATGCCATGCCTTTGAACTTGTTGCCGGATTCAATCGTTTCCAGTCCAGATCGTGCCGCGATGGCATTCGCCATGGATTGACGAACGATGTCGCCATTGCCGGCATACACTTTGGCTCGGAGCCGGTCGCCTTGCTGGATTGGCTCGACCTGCGCACCGAGTGCGTTTAACAAATGATCTTTCGCCATAGCGGCAGTGACCTCCATATTATCCAGACAGGCATCCATCACGGAACGCTGTTCGGGGAATTGGTTGAATAAGGATTTGATGGATTGCCGGCGGTTCGCTTCATCCCGCTGGAACTGTGCATGCATCGTGTCACGGCTGGCACTCTTGGCCACACGGGCAGCGATGTCGGTAATTTCTTCTGCCGGGGTGTCCGCAGGTTCCGGTGCCGCCTCTGGCGTTGCCTCGGGGGGAGTGTCCGGTGTGCTTTCAGGGGGAGTTTCGGGTGCCGATTCAGGTGTTTCGGGTGTGTCTTTTTCGGGATCACCGAGATTTTTAGGGAACATTTTTCGTATATCCTCTGTTGAATAAAGATTTTTCAGTGAGGCAGCGACTTCCACGGCCTCGGTCAGAAAATCGGCGAATCCCGCCTCGATGGCATCCTGTCCCTGTAACCATGTCTCCGATCGCAAAAGATCCTGTATTTCCTCGTATTTTTTGCCGGATTTGTCGGCATAGGCGGTGATCAGGCTGTCCTCGAACTGGTCGAGGGTTTTTGCCCGGTCGCGTAAGGTGTCGGCATTGCCGCCACTGTTGCCCATGATCGGTTTATGCAGCATCATCCAGGCATTTTCCGGTATGTACACGGCATCGCCAGCCATCGCGATAAAGGAGGCGACACTCGCCGCCACACCCATGATCGATACCTCGACGCGTGCCGGGTGGTTTTTCAGCATGTTATAAATGGCCAGCCCATCGAACACCGATCCGCCGAGACTGTTTAAATGCACCTCGATCGTACTGGCACCGATGGCCTTTTCGGCCAGCTGTAATGCCACCCTGTCGGCGGTAATATCCCAGCCGATTTCGCCGGTAATCAGTAAACTCGCTGTTTTCATGTCAATGCCTTAATCCAGATCATTGTCCGGTGTCTCCGGTTTGATGTTTTTCGTGCCGTAATATTGATGAAAGGGATCGTTCGAAAAGACCAGATCATTGTCGCGGTTTTCCTGAATTTCGGTGATGCGTCGCTTTTTCACTTCGGAGGGGTTTTTCCCCCGTTGTCGTATAAATTCCGCCTCGGTGCCCAGACCCCCGGCAATCATCTGGTTATTGGCACTGGCTTCCTTCAATGGATCAATCCACGGACAGACCGGTGCCTGATAAAACGCATTTGTGACCCGTTCAGAGTTCACCCCACGGGGAATCCTGATGACTCCGGTACTAATTCCCATGGTGACAAAATGCCGATAAACCGGTCGTGACCACTGGGCAGTGAACTGATCGGATAACACGCCATAGTTCAGATACGATTCGATCAATTCCTGTCGCTGGGCGGAATAATTGCCCTCGTACAGTTTGGCCACACTGGAAAAATTCGCACCGGTTGCCGAGCAAATCATCCGCACCATACAATCCCGAAAATTCTGCATCAGGGAATTCGGGCGTTTGCTCTCGATCGTGCCGACATCCTCCCCCGGTTCCAGGTCATCGAAAATGGTGCCCGGGTGCATGTTCAGGTAATCACGCATCTGGCCACTGGACGGGTC